AGCTGCCCGAGAAAACTGGAAGCGCGGTTTGACCGTTACCGAGTTTTTGCGCATGGCAGCCCGCAGCAATGGCTGGACTGGCGAATCCAACAAGGACGTTAAGAGCCTGCTTCGAGCAGCCTTTGCCCCAGTCGAGGCCGCCAGCGGTGTTTCGACCTACGACGTTTCAGGCATTCTTAGCAACGTCGCTAACAAGATGATTATGGACGCCTTTAACGCAGTCGATAACGCTTGGCGACAGATCGCCCTAATCAGTCCAGTCAGCGACTTTAAGCAGATGGAAACCTACTCTCTGGTAGGTGACGTTGACTATGAAAAGCTGGGCCGAGGCGAGCGAATCAAACACGGTACGCTAAACGAAGTGCAGTACACCAACCAGGCCGACACCTATGCCAAGTTCATGGGCATCGACCGACGCGACATTATCAACGACGACATGGGCGCATTTAATCGCGTTCGTCAGCGTTTGGGCCGAGGGGCTGCAACCAAACTGAACAAAGTGTTCTGGACTGAGTTTATGGACAACTCATCGTTCTTTGCCTCGGGCAACAACAACTACATCACCGGTGCGACAACTAACCTCGCAAGTGAAGGTCTGCGCCAGGGTGTCGAAAAGTTTATGAAACAGACCGACCCAGACGGTGAGCCATTGGGCATCATGCCACGCATTCTGCTAGTGCCGCCAGAACTGGACAGCATTGCCCGTGAGTTGTTTGTTTCGACGAACAACAATACAGGCGGAGCTGCAACGACTGAGCGAGTACCAAACGCTAACGTGTTTGCTAACCGATTCATTCCGGTTTCGACCCCGTACCTAAGCAACAGCACCTACACAGGCTACAGTACAACTGCCTGGTATCTGCTGGCCAGCCCAGCTGAAATGGCAACCATCGAGGTTGTTTTCCTAAACGGTGTGGAAACCCCGACTGTGGAAATGGCCGACGCTGATTTTGATTTGCTGGGCATTTCCATGCGAGGCTATCACGATTTTGGCGTTAACCTGATGGAAAAACGAGCTGGGGTTAAGAGCAAAGGCGCAGCATAGTGGATTTACTTGCCAACGGCGCTGAGTGGCTGCGAACGCAGCGGAAAAGCTATTTAGGGCAAACTGTGGTGTATGCCCAGGATGGTGACACCGTGAGCGTTACAGCCACCAGCGCTGAGACCAGGTTTGAGACAGATACCGGCGACGGTGTTTTGTTAACTGGTAGGCAGGTGGATTGGTTGATAGACGTAGCAGATTTAGAGGCAGCTTTGGGTGCAGGGACGCGCCCGCTACCTGGCGACAGGATACAGGCCGGCAGCGGCGCATCAGCGATTCAGTACACGGTGGTACAGATCGGGGGTGAGGCTGCCTGGCGCTGGCATGATCGCCAGCAAAAGACCTTAAGAATACACAGCATTGAGACAGGAGCCGGCGCGATATGAGCAGCGTCTGGTTTAGCCTGAGAAACAAAATTAAGACTCAGATCAACGGTTTGACTGGTTACGAAACCATCGTGGCCAACATACCTACGATAGACCGCGCCGAACTGACCGCACCTAAGATTTTGGTAACGCCAGCCGACGCAACGATTGGGTTTAGAAACCGCAGCAACACCCCCAAAACGATGGCCGTGTTTGTTGCGTTTTTTGCGCCACTCGGTACCGATACCGCAACTTGGGACGACGATGCCGAGCTGTGGCTGGGTGATGTAGAGTTGATACAGAAAAACCTGATGGACGACCCGCCCGAGGGCTGGCGAGCTATTGAGGTAGAGTGGCCGGTACCGATAAGCGAAGATAGGTGGCGAAATTACAGCCAGTTTTCAAGTGTGTTACGAGCGAGTTACGAGGAGCTAGCATGATCGAGAGTATCGAGGAACTAGAAACGACGCTAACCGCTGGTATCCCCATGAGTGGCGGTTTGATGAATAAGTTAGGCGTGATTGACCGCCTACTAGACAAACTGGGCCAGCTAGTGGCGTTTATTGGCGATTTGCCTAAAGAGAAAATCCTAGAGATGCTGGGCCAGGTGTACGACGACTACATTGGGCCACTAGACATCCCAGGCATTCCAAACATTTTGATTGAAGCGCAACTAGATGCCATGCTGCGCGAAGTGTTTTTGGCTATAGCTGCAAGGATTATCGACCGTGTTAATCAGCAATAGCCGCGCGCAACTTATTTTCGATTTGCTAATGCTGACCTCGCTATTGTCGTTTGGTCTTGTGCTAGGCTGCCAGCGCGGCCAGCCGAAGGTAGAAACGACCGCAAGCCGGTTTTTGAAGGATTACGCAATCGGAATGAGTAGCGCGTTTATTCAGGCAGCGGCAGCAGTGGAAAACGGGTCGATTAAAACCGATACCGAGCTGCTTGAGTATTTGCAGCCCGAGACTGCCCAGGCAAGAAAGCAAGCAGCCATTGGCATCGACCAGTACCTAGAAAACAACCTAAGCAACGGCGAGCTGAAGAAATCAGACGTTACCGTACTACGCGACCTGGGCCAGCAGTTTAGGGGCGTTTATGGACGATAACTTTGGCTACAGATTAGACCTAGAAAACCGCGACGCGATAATTGAGCAATCGCCAGCGTTTTTGCTCAAGATGACAACTGAGCCAGAGCGCGTAGACCCTCGCCCAATTTTGGTTACAGAGGATCAGGGCAGCATGGGCAGCTGCCAGGGCCACAGCCTATCGAGCTGTTTAGAGTGGTGCCACTATTTGGCGACTAAAGGCCATTACCTACAGTTAAGCCGGCTATTTGCTTACCTGGGATCGCAGCGCCTCGATGGCATTATTGGCGATAACGGCAGCACGTTACACGGTGGCGCCAGGTTAGCCAAAGACTACGGTATCTGCCCAGAAAACATCCTGCCCTACCCAGTCCCAGCGGTTTACCCCCGCGGTGGCTGGCAAAGCATCAGCAGTGCAGCCTGGGACGCAGCGACTAAATTCAAGATCGCCACAGCGCAGTTTATCGAAACCGAGCCACAGGCTAAGACCTGGCTAGCCGCAGGCGCTGGGTTAGTCAACATCGGGATCGCTTGGGGCCAGGCTATGACGCCAGACAGCCGAGGTTGTATCAAGTCATTCAGGCCAGGTGGTGGCGGCCATGCAGTTGTACTAGGTGGCTATTTACCAGATGCAGCTGTGGGCGTCAGCAGCGGCGACGGATATTGGTATTTACTACATAACAGCTGGTCAAAACGCTGGGGCATGAGTGGCTGGGCCTATGTGGCCCCTAACGCTGTACGCCAGATGCTGGAATCAAGATTTACGACCTTCGTTGGTTTAAGCGATATGACCGACGTCAAGCCGCGAGAAATCGACTTTACCGAGGAGAGCGCAGTAGCATGATTGCAACCATGATCCTAACCCTAGCACTTGCCCAGGATTGCCCTAACGGCCAATGCCAGATGCCCCAGAAGCCGGCACCAGCCGCAGCGGTGGTAGTTAGCCACCCAGTGCGTCAGTTGGTTAGCAAGCCAGTTAAGCGAGTGCGTTTGTTTGGCCGTAAGCTGCTGCGTGGCTGCCGATGATTAACCTGAGGCTAGACATAGCAAAGGTGCAGTTCAACGCGCGACCTGTGCTATCAGCCAAAGACAAAGGCACCAGGCGAGCGCTGGTCAAAGCCGGCGCGTTTGTTCGCAGCGATGCCAAGCGAAGCATGAAAAAACGAAAGCGGCCAGCCGAGGAAGGGCAGCCGCCTAGAGAAGTCAAAGGTCAGCTGAAGAAGTTTTTGTTTTTTGTCGTGGACAAAGCCGAGAGTGTGACTATAGGGCCAATAAAGCTGAGCAACACCAAAGCACCTGGAACTTTGGAATACGGCGGGGCCAGAACAACGATGAGAATGGTACGCGGCAGGAAGCAAGCAGTTAAAGCCGACTACAAGCCGCACCCCTACATGAACCCAGCGCTAGACAAAAACGCACCAAAGGTACCGGAGTTATTCAAAAACGCATTTAGATAAGGATCGCAAAATATGGCAGTGCTAAAGGGTATAGACTGCAAGGTCTACCGCAACTCGGCTAGCTATGGATCGCCCACCTGGGCGCTGATTAACCCAACGATTGAAGTGACTGTTAACCTAGAAAACAGCACGTTTGACGCGTCCAACCGCGATAGCAACTACAGGCTACAGTTGCCAGCGCTGACCGACATCAGCGTAGATTTTCGGTTCCACAAGGACAAAGACGACGCAGATTTTTTGGCACTCGAAACCGCAGCGCAGACCCGAGCGAATTTGGATTTGTTAATTCTTGACGGTCTACAAACAGTGGCCGCTAGCGATGGCTGGCGTATTTTGGGATTTTTTAGTAGCTGGACAGAATCGCAGCCTCTTGAGGATGCCATTACTGTTGACGCTACCTACGTTCCAGCAGCTGTAGCCAACGCTGTGGCCGTAGCAACGGGAACAGCATCATAACCATGATAACTTTCAGCGACGGACAGAAAACCTGGCATCTGCGATGGACAGTAGGCGTTTGCCGAGACTGCCAGGGGCTGGCGTATCTCGATGCTGAAGGCAATGAACAGCGGCTAAATCCAGGGCTGATTGAAGTATGGTTTCCAGCCCTGTTTACCAACCCTGTGCTGGTCTGCGATTTGGTTTGGGCAGCTGCTCGAAAGCAACACCTAGACCGCACCAAAGAGCAGTTAGAGGACGTATTAGCCGGCGAAACGATAGACGCAGCCAGGGAGGCGCTACTCGATGAAATCCTAAATTTTATCAAGAGCCAGGTAAGCCGCTACAAAGTGCTGAGCCTGATGAGGAACCAGGCCAGGGTGGCACTAGAGGAAAGTTACGAGGAAATAGCAAACCAATTGACGGGTACAGACTCGCCATTGAGTGCGCAGGAGAAATCGGAATCGACCCAACTGACCTGACGCTGGGCGAGCTGCTGCTGATGGTAGGCAGTAGGCGCAAAGCAGAATGGGCCAGGGCGGGTACAATAGCCGCAGCAGTGTACAATGTACACAAACGCAAAGGCGGCAAAACAATTAAGCCAAGCGATTTTTACAAGCCGCTAGGCGAATCAAATGTGAGCTGGAAACAGGCAGTAGAGCAGTTTAAGAAAAGGAAACCGAAGCAATGAGTCAGGCCGAAGTAAAGACAGTGACAGACATTTTGCCCTATGTGCCAAGCAGCGCAGCGGCAGCGGGTGACGTAGCCCGAGTTGGAGGTATTTTAGGCGTAGTAGCAACCGA